CATTCTAGACATTGCGTATAATTCTGCAGGTCCAGATTCAGCTACAAGTTTAAAAATATTATTCCATACAGGCATATCAAAAACTACATCTGTTGATGGAGCAAAATATTTATTTACTCTACCGTAAACTAACAATTGTCTTCTCATTTGTTTAGCTTGTTTATTAGTAGCTCTTACTGCTTTAGCTTCTGATAAATAACCCCTACCGAATAATCTTTTAAACCTACTAAAGTTTTGTGACCCTTCAGAACCAAGTTCTTCTAACTTGCCTAAATCTTCATATGTGTTTTGTATTATTTTTTGTCTATCAATTTTAATTTTTTTACCAGTTTGTAATAAAATACCATTATCTAAAAATTGAGAAGCTCTGTTTACTTGTTTCCATTTTTTACCAATTCCTACAGTTTTCATCCATTTAGAATAAAACAATGGGTCAGCAAGTTGATGTGCTACATCAATAGAACCTGAAAGCATGTTAAAAGCTAAAGAGCCTGGTTCATAATATTCAGACGCATGTACTTTACCAGGAGAGTATTCCATTAACTTGTTATCTGCAGCCCAAGCTGGATGATTA